CTTTAGAAATACGCAAACCACCGTTGAGATAAAAAGAGATGATCGAAGATAGGGGCACAATGGCCGGGGATAATTGGATTTACACGTACTATCAGGGCATCAAGGACGGGACTTATACCGTAGGGAAGTGGATCACACTGATATACGAGCGAATAATCAAGGACCTCGAGGAAAAGCGGTACTTTTTCGACCAGAAGAAGGCAAACGACGCCATAAATTGGGTTGAGAGCCATTGTTTTCACACCGAAGGACCTATGGCACCTCAGTTTTTCAAGCTCGAAGTGTGGCAGAAGGCGATGCTGTCGTGCATTTACGGACTCGTTGATGTAGATGGACACAGACAGTACCGGGAGTGTGTACTTTTAGTCGGACGCAAGAACGGCAAGACAAAGATCGCGTCCTCGCTGGCTAATTACACATTTCGGCTCGAGGGCGGGTTCGGTTCAAGGGTGTTCTGCATCGCACCAAAGCTCGACCAAGCGGATCTCGTCTATAACGATATATGGATGATGACCACGCTGGACCCTGAGTGGCAAGAGTTGAGGGCAGAGGTCAAGGAACTCGATGCGCAGCACAGGAAGATCCACGACGATTCGATGCTGGCACGACACCGGCAGACGGATCTGTCGATTCCCGGGACTAACAGCGCCGTCAAGAAGATAGCGTTCTCGGCAAAGAAGTCGGACGGTTTCAACCCGAGTCTTGCTATCTGTGATGAGGTGGCTGCATGGGCCGGTGATGCCGGTCTGAAACAATACGAGGTTATGAAGTCGGGCATGGGTGCGAGACCGGAAGGGATTCTGCTCAGTTGCACCACTGCTGGCTACATATCCGACGGAATATTCGACGAGTTGATAAAGAGGTCGACTCGTTTTTTATTAGGTGATTCAAAAGAATCAAAACTGTTGCCGTTCCTTTACATGATCGATGACATCGACAAATGGAACGACATCAACGAACTGCGGAAGGCGAATCCGAACTTAGGCGTGTCGGTCTCCGTTGACTACATGCTGGAGGAAATCGCAATCGCAGAAGGGTCGCTTTCTAAAAAGGCCGAGTTTATGTGCAAGTACTGCAACATCAAACAGAACTCGAGTCTTGCGTGGTTACCAGCAACGGCGATAGAGGCGATAAGCGGTCCGGACATCGACATCGAAGATCTGCGCGGATCTTATTGCGTGGGCGGTCTCGACTTGTCACAGACCACGGACCTGACTTGTGCGTGTGCGGTAATCGAGAAGGAAGGGCGGCTGAATGTTCTGGCCCACTTCTGGATGCCGGCCGAAAAGATAGATGAGGCGACAGAGCGGGATGCCGTCCCGTATTGGACTTATGTCAAGCACGGATATTTGTCTCTTAGTGGTGACAATTTTGTGGATTATCACGACTGCTATAAATGGTTCACAGCACTGATAAGCGAGTACGAACTGTATCCGCTGAAGGTCGGGTATGACCGATACTCAGCGCAATACCTTGTGCAAGACATGGAGGCGGCTGGTTTTCAGATGGACGATGTCTATCAGGGAGACAACCTCTGGCCGGTGCTACAGGAGATGGAGGGGCTTATCAAAGATGGTCAACTCTACATCGGAGATAACCGGCTTTTAAAAATGCACCTTTTGAACTCTGCGGTCAAGATCAGCACAGAGCGCGGACGCGGCCGTCTCGTAAAGATAAACCAAACGGCACGAATCGACGGGGCAGCTGCTCTTGCCGATGCGTTATGTGTACGACAGAAATGGTTCGGTGAAATAGGCGGGCAATTAAAGAATTAACAGGAGATAACTACATGGGTCTGTTCGATTGGATATTTAGGCCAGACGATGCGAAGAAGTCACAGAAGGCTCTTGATGAAGCCTATACGATGTTCCGCACTCTTACGGCATATAGGCCAGTGTTCACAAGCTGGGGCGGTGCGATTTACGAAAGCGAGATCGTTCGTGCCGCTATCGACGCAAGGGCAAGACATATTTCTAAACTCAAAGTGGAGCTGATTGGCTCGGCAAATCCATCACTACAGTCGAAGCTGAGACAGGGGCCGAACCAGTGGCAGACGTGGTCACAGTTCCTTTATAGGGTGAGCACGATACTTGACATAAACAACACGGCTTTCATTGTCCCGGTGTTCGATGAACGGATGATAATCACGGGCGTGTATCCGATACTTCCGCAGCGTTGTTCTTTGCTGGAATATGACAACGAGCTGTGGCTGCGTTATCAGTTCAACAACGGTGAGGTCGCAGCAGTCGAGTTCCGGAAGTGTGCGGTCCTGACGAAGCATCAGTACAAAAGCGATTTCTTCGGAGACCCGAACACAGCCATCAACGAAACGATGAAGCTGATACACATACAAAACGAGGGCATCGAGGAGGCGGTCAAGAACACATCGACATTCAGATTCATGGCCCAGCTCGCTAACTTTGCAAAGCCCGAGGACCTCGCACTGGAGCGCAAGAGATTCACGAGAGAAAACCTTGCGACCGATTCCGAAGCGGGCGGCTTCTTGCTGTTCCCGAACACGTATAAGGACATCAGACAGATAGATGTAAAGCCGTACACAGTTGACCCGGATCAGATGAAGGCGATACGTGAAAACGTGTACAACTATTTCGGCGTGAACGAGGACGTGCTTCAGAACAAAGCGTATGGTGATGCGTGGTCGGCCTTCTATGAGGGTGCGATCGAACCGTTCGCCATCCAGTTCAGTGAGGCGATGAGTAAGGCACTGTTCTCGGAGCGCGAGAGGGCACAGGGTTCGATGTTGATGCTGACGGCTAATCGGCTTCAGTATATGAGTAATAGCGATAAGTTGAATGTCTCGAGTCAGTTACTTGACAGGGGCATTTTTTCAATAAATGACGTTCGTGAGATATGGAATATGCCGCCGGTCGAGAACGGAGATCTCCGTGTGATACGTGGCGAGTACTATTCAGCGGACGAGAAACTGACACCAGCGGAGGATATAGACGATGGCAGTCAAGAGTGAAAGAGAATACAGAGATATGACGATGGAAGTTCGCACCGCTGAGGATGCAGAGGTCGAACAGGAAGAAAGAAAGATCGTCACCGGATACGCCAGCACCTTCAATGAGCCGTACACACTGTACGAGGACGAGGACTGGAGATTCGACGAGGTGGTCAGCGACAGAGCATTCGATAACACGGATATGTCGGATGTCATCATGCAGTACGACCACGAAGGACGGGTATTCGCAAGAATGTCCAACAACACCCTGACAGTTGTCCCTGACGAGAGGGGATTGCTGATAGAAGCGGACCTCGGCGGTACCGAGCTGGGACGCCAGCTTTACGAGGAAATCCGCGGCGGCTATACGAACAAGATGAGCTTCGGCTTCACGGTAGACGGCGAAGAGATCCACGACACAAAGGACGTGGACGGCAGAACCCTCACCACGAGGACGATCACATCGGTTCGTAAACTGTATGACGTGAGCGCAGTCTCACTTCCGGCCAATGACGCGACATCTATAAGCGTCAGAAATCTGACCGACGGAGAGATCGAGAGGATACGAGCGGAGCGACTCGAGGCTGAGAGACTTGAACTCAAGAAAAGGAAGTTAATGCTCGAGATTGATTTAAATGGAGGTCAGTAATGACTAAAGAAGAAATCATGGTACTCGATGCAGAGCAGATCGAAGCGCGCAAGGCCGAGCTGAAAGTTGAACTCGAAGCGGCCGAGACAGACGAGGCGATGGATGCAATCAAAGCAGAGAACGACCTCCTCGAAGAGCGCAAGGCTCAGATCAAGCTCGAGGTCGAGAAGAGAAAAGCTGACATGGCTGCTGTCATCAAGGGACAGGGCGATGTCATCGAAGAAGTTAAAGACGAAAGGAAAGTCAACACAATGGAAATGAGAAACACACCTGAGTACATCAACGCATACGCTGAGTACATCAAGAGCGGAAACGATATGGAGTGCCGCAAGCTCACTTCTGAGAACGACACAACTCCGAACGGAACCGGCACTGTAGCTGTTCCTGAGTTCGTTTACGACATAGTTAAAACTGCATGGGAGAGAGAAGGCATCATGTCTCTCGTTCGCAAGAGCTACCTCAGAGGCAACCTCAAGGTTCAGTTCGAGATCAGTTCCAGCGAGGCCGCAGTTCACGCTGAGGGTGGCGCTGCTGTTGATGAGGAGAATCTGGTTCTCGGAATCGTCACGCTCGTTCCGGAAAGCATCAAGAAGTGGATCGCTATCTCTGACGAGGTATATGACCTCAGAGGCGAAGAGTTCCTGAGATACATCTATGACGAACTGACATACAGAATCGCAAAGAAGGCTGCTGACCAGATCATCGCTAAGATCGAGGCTTGCGGAACAGTTTCGACAACGACTTGCCCGGGAGTTCCTAAACTGACGGCTGCAAGTGCATCGCTCGGAACAATCGCCGCTGCTATGGCTCTGCTGAGTGACGAGGCTGCTAATCCGGTCATCATGATGAACAAGGCTACATGGGGCGCTTTCAAGGCACTTCAGGCTGCCGGCAGTTATGGTTATGATCCGTTCGAAGGTCTGCCAGTTGTATTCAACAATAAAATCGCTTCGTATGCTGCTGCTACAACCGGCGTTACATACGCTATCGTAGGTGACCTCGGACACGGTGCTCTCGCCAACTTCCCTAACGGCGATGGTATCGACTTCAAGTTCGATGAACTCAGCAAGAAGAAAGAGGATCTGATCGAAGTTCTCGGCCGTCAGTATGTCGGACTCGGCATCGTAGCGGCTGACGCATTCGTTAAGGTCGTTAAGTAATCAAAGTATCAGACTGTAGGAGGTGACTGATATGAGAAAGATTCTAATCGCGGTGCCGTGCATGGATCAGCTACCGGCACAGTTCGCACATTCATTGGCAACGTTGACATCTTATGGAATCGAGGACACCACGATATCAATCTGGTTCAACCTCGGTTCTTTGATTTACACCAGCCGTGACCAGATAGCAAAGAAGGCACTGCTCGACGAAGCGGATCTCGTTATGTGGTTCGATTCGGACATGGTATTCAACCCGGACACACTTCAAAAGATGCTCAAACTCATCGACGAGGGGCACGACATGGTTACGGGGATCTATTACAGACGGACACCGCCGTTCTCGCCGGTCGGTTTCAAAACAATGGAACTGAAAGAGGACGGGACATCGTTCGACTGGGAGGATCTCGATTATCCAATGCCAGACGAGCCGTTTGAGGTCGGTGCTTGTGGCTTCGGTTGTGTCCTGATGAAAACGGAGATATTCGTGTCCGTGTTCGCTAAGTTCGGGCAGATGTTTACTCCGATAGCAAACTGCGGTGAGGATATCGCGTTCTGCTGGAGGGCGAGGCAGTGCGGTTACAAGATAATCGCAGACCCGTCCATCAAACTCGGGCACGTTGGTCACACGATCATCACGGAAGATTTTTTCAAGAACTATCAGTCAACTCTAAGTAAAAACAAAGAGGGGCGGGACTAACAACCCCGTCCCTGTTGTGAGGTAAGTAAATGGCTACACTGGACAACGTAAGAGCGGCCCTCAGGGTCAGAACTCTGGCATACGATAATGAACTTACGAATCTGATAAATGCAGCGAAAACGGATCTCGGTATCGCCGGCGTTGATTTGCCGTCGACACTTGATGAGATATGCGAAACGGCCATAATCACATACTGCAAGATGCATTTCGGTCTGCCTGAGGACACTGAGTGGCTCAAGAAGTCCTATGACGAGCAGAAAGCCCAACTCGTAACGGCTACGGGCTATACGGATTGGGGTGACTCAAATGTATGACTCAGTTGCAACGCTAAAGGGCGAACCGACAGTAACATACGATGAATACGGCAACGAGGTCATCACGTATCAGGACACCGAAGTCTATGTGATGCCGCGTGGCGTGTATCAGGCTGAGTTCTACAATGCGGCTCAGGCTGGCCTCCATCCGTCGATAACGTTCGTGCTGACAAACAGAGCGGACTACCACGGAGAAAAGCTCATCGAGTTCGAGGGCAAACTCTACAACGTGATCCGCACCGACTGGACAGCACAGAGGGACAGCATCTCACTTATATGCGAGGAGCGTGTTCATAATGGCTAAGGGTTTAGTTGCACAACTTAATGATGTTCTTGCTGATTTTTATGAGGTCGTTCGAGACGAATTTGAAGGAGCAGAGAAGGAAGTCGCTGAGGAATGTGTAAGGCAACTCAAAGCCGTTCAGTGGAAAACCAAAACCGGCAAAAATTATAGCCGAACATGGGGACTCAAAAAGGAAAAAGGATGGGGAGGTTATTTGCCGGGATACACTGTGCATAATAGCAAGAACTATCAACTTACACACCTTCTCGAGAACGGCCACGCTGTTATCAACGCTAAAGGAGATACGGGCAAGCGAGCAAAGGGCATAAAGCATATTTATCCTGTATACGAATGGGCTCAGGGCGAACTCGAAAGAGAAATCCGTCAACGCATCGAAAGGAACGGAGGGTGGAACCGATGAGCATATATTCAACACTGCAAGGCACCGGCCTCCCGTGTGCTTATTCGCATTTCAAGACGTCACAGACTCCGCCGTATATCGTGTATATCGGCAACGGGCAGAACACGATGGATGCGGATAATACGCACTACTGGAGACGGAACCAGTACCAAATAGAATACTACTTCACGACGAAAAGCGAATCAAACGAGGCCAGCATCGAGGACGCACTTCTCACCGCTGGCTATTTATATGACAAATCCGAGGACGTCTACATCGAGGATCAAGGCGTGTTCGTGATTTACTACTACGTTTAAGGAGAAATCAGAATGGCAAACAAAGTCGAATTTGGTATCTCGAACCTCTACATCGGTACATTCAGTTACAACACATCCGGCACCGTAGTTATGGGCACGCCATATCATCAGGCCGGTGCTGTTTCGTTCTCGCCTGAGGAGCAGAGCGAAAACAATCAGTTCTATGCTGATAACGTTGTTTACTGGAGCGCATACACCGGTGGAACATTCGAGGGCGATCTCGAAGTCGCAAAGTTCGATGACACGTTTAAGACACAGTTCCTCGGATACATTTCGAAGAGTGACGGCGGTCTTGCGGTTAAGAAGAACGCAGTCAAGCCGAACGTGTACATCGCATTTCAGGTTGAAGGCGATGCCGAGTCTCGCAGAATCATCCTGTATAACTGCTCTCTCGGTGGCATCACTCGTGAGTATGCGACCACAGAGGATACGATCGAACCGGCAACAGAGACAATCGCTGTTACAGTAGCGGGTGACAACAACACGGGCATCTCTATGGTGTCTTATGGCCAGACCGCAACAGGCTACAGCACTCTGTTCACAAGCCCGCCGGCTCCGACAACCACTTAATGTAAAAGGGGCGGGCTGTGTATCGGCCCGCTCCATTTTTTCATAGGAGGCGAAAATGGAAAAGACTATCAAAATAGGAAAACAAGAAGTCCGACTGAGCAATAACTTCAGTTGGGCGATGATATATAGAGACCAGTTCGGACACGATATCGTCTCGACACTGACTCCGATGATGGCGGCTGCGCTTGATGTAGCGTCCGGTTTGCTTGCGGAGATGAGTACGGACAGCAAAGTGGACTTGACCGACCTTCTCAAGGCACTCGACGGAGACAAGTTCCTCGATGCGGTCATACACATGAGCGGGTTCGAATTGGTCGACATCGCATACATAACGTGGGCGATGGCAAAAGCGGCAGACGATGATATCCCTGATCCGAGAACGTGGATATGGGGCTTTGACGTGTTCCCGCTGGACGTAGTCGTTCCGGAAGTATTCACACTGGCACTCAAGGGACTGGCCTCGTCAAAAAACTTGAAGAGGCTGAAAGACCTCGCAAAACAAATAAAGGTCGTTCAGCCGGAATCGACATCGACACAATCATCCTCGCCGGACTCGAACGAGGACTAACACTTACAGATATTAAGAAGATGCAGATAGGGCAGGTCGTGGACTTTTGCATAGCCTACAACGAGAGACAGAAGGCAGCGGAGAAGGCTCAGAAACACGCTGAGAAACACGGAACTAAACGCAAGGCAACACAGAACGATATAAATGCGTTCTTTGGTTAGAGGGCAAATAAATGGCTGGAAATGTAAAGGGTATCGTAATTGAGTTTTCGGGCAATACCACTAAACTCGACAAGGCCCTCCGAGACATCAAGAATAGCACGAAAGACATCGACAAGGAACTCAAGAACGTCGACAAGGCGCTTAAGTTCAATCCGACATCGGTTGAGCTCTGGAGGCAGAAACAGGATCTCCTGAGACAGAAGATAAAAGAGACTGAGAACAACCTGAAAGAGCTGAAGAATATGCAGTCTCAGATGGACGCTCAGGGTATTGACAAAAACTCCGAGGCGTATCGCCGTGTCCAGCGCGAGATCATCGAGACCGAGTCAAAGCTCAAGCACTTTGTGGCGGAAGAGAAGAAAATCGGTCAGGTCAATCTCCGGGCGGCTTCAGAGCAATTCAAACAGATAGGAACGAATCTCGAGTCTGCCGGAAGAGCGATGGCGGGACTCTCGAGGGTGGCCGCAGCGGTTGCAGCGTCTATCGGTGCGATAACAGTTAAATCGGCATCATGGGCGGATGACATGAACACGATGTCGAAGGTCTACGGTATCAGCACTAAGGAGCTCCAGAAGTATTCGGCAGCTGCTGAGCTTGTGGACGTGGATGTCGATACAATAGCCAAGTCACATCAGAAACTGACAAAGCAGATGTCATCAGCTCAGGACGGCACCGGGAAGAGCGCGGAGGCGTTCGAGGCTCTGGGTGTAAACATCACGAATGCTGACGGGTCTCTGCGTGATTCTGACACGGTATGGCAAGAGACTATCGCCGCTCTCGGACAGATGGAGAACGAGACCGAACGTGATGCGGCTGCAATGCAGTTAATGGGCAAATCAGCAGCAGAGTTAAATCCACTCATCGAGGACGGCGGAGAGACATATAAGAACTTCGCTGAGACTCTGGATAAGTACGGGCTCGAGTTCATTGATCAGGAGACACTCGACAATGCGAATGCCTTTAAGGACTCGATAGATTCAATAAAGTCCATCGGTTTGATTGCCTTCCAGCAGCTCGGGACACAGATGGCTGCATATCTGGCACCGGCTATGGAGAAGGTCGTGGATCTCGTTGGCAAACTGGCTAACTGGCTTTCGAATCTGTCACCACGCACCCAGACGATAATCGCAGCGGTGGCGGGTGTGGTCGCGGTCATGGCTCCGCTTCTTATCGGCCTCGGAAAACTCAGTATGGGTATCGGGGCGATAATCAAATTGGTTGCGGTAGTCGGGCCGGCAATAGGCGGTGTTGTGGCTGCTCTCGGGCCGGCAATCATGATAATCGGCGCTCTCGTAGCGGTTGGCGTAGTGCTTTATAAGAATTGGGATACCATCAAGGCAAGGGCGATTGCGTTTAAGAATAGCGTGGTCAAAACGTTCAATGACCTGAAAGCGAAAGTCACGGCTACCTTTAATGCTATCAAGAACGCCATAGTCAACCCTATAACAACCGCCGTCAACCTTGTCAGAACCGCAATAAACAAAATCAAAAGCATCATCAACGGAGCTCACCTATCGCTGCCGAAGTTCAAGCTCCCGCACTTCAGGATCTCCGGCGGTAAACTTCCGTGGGGTATCGGAGGTAAAGGTACGGCACCGAAGATATCCGTTGACTGGTACGCTCAGGGCGGTATCTTCGACAGGGCATCTATCATCGGTGTAGGTGAGGCCGGAGCTGAGGCGGTCGTGCCTCTGGACAAGTTCTGGGACAAGCTCGACAACATGAGCACCGGCAGCACGAATATCGTCATCAATATCAACGGAGCGAATAAAGACCCGAGAGAGATAGCGGACGAAGTAAGGCGTATGCTCATCAGGGAAACTAATCAAAGGAGGCTGGCATGGCAGTAGCACCGACTGGAAACATATTCAAAGCACTTGAGTTCGACGGCGAAAGTTCAAAGCAGTACGGCGTCTACATAACAGGCGAAGCGGTCTACAACGCACCCGAAAGACAGGTCGAGATGATAGCGATACCCGGCAGAAACGGGGCATACGCACTCGACAAGGGGCGTTTTGAGAACATCGAAGTAACGTACCCTGCTGGTATCTTTGCTGATAACGAACTGGACTTTGCGGAGGCGATATCTGACTTCCGCAATTTTCTTTGCTCGAAAAAAGGCTATGTCCGTCTGACAGATGACTACAATCCGACTGAGTACAGAATGGCGATATACAAAAGCGGTCTTGAGGTTACTCCTGCCCAGTTAAGAGCGGGCGAATTTGAGATCACTTTTGAATGCAAGCCACAGCGCTGGTTGTTATCTGGGGAAACGGCTATGTCGGTGACAAGCGGTGACGAGATAAACAACCCGACACTTTTTGATAGCAGTCCGCTGTTAGAAGTGGAAGGGTACGGCGATATCGGGATTGGCAGTCAGTCTATAACTCTCGATAACATAACGCTCGGAGAAATTACCCTTAATAGCGGACGCACCATAACAAATGTATGGTCGCAGGACTATGTTGTACCGCTAACATTGAGCAACCTTCAGAGCTTAAATATTGGTGATGACATAATCGTCCCGGCTTCAACCTACACAAGAAACGACCAATATCCAGACGATTCGGCATTTTTAAGTGCAACTCTTACATCGATGGATAATATGGACTCGGCAACATTAAGTATTACGGGAAAAACCTCGGTCACGCTGAATTGCACACTTTCGCAGACAACGTTCGTATACGGGACAGCCAGCACCGCATCATTGATGAAAGCGACTTGGACAGTAACATATTCGGGCGGCACAAGAAGCGTAGGTTGTCAAGTCCAATATGATTATGACGGGAACGATACGATCGACGTCCACATTCTTTATGCTTATTACTCAAGCAATAAATCGATAAAAGTGACCATTCCATATATAGCAGGGGATTCCACCTTACCGGCACTCACTGGTTCAGTTTATATCGATTTGGATATAGGCGAGGCGTGGACGGAAAATAGCGGAGACGTCGTACCTATCAACAACGCCGTCATATTGCCCGCAATACTTCCGACATTAAATCCGGGTGCAAATGAGATAACCTACGATAACACGATAACATCGTTCAAGATCACGCCGAGGTGGTGGAAAGTATGATACCGATTTTATACGACACAAACGAAACCGCCTTTGCGAGTAATGGACTGGGAAGATTACGGGACGCCATTTCCGTAGTCGTAACCGAAGAAAGAAACGGCGTATATGAGTGCGACTTTGAATACCCTCTGGACGGGGCAAATTTTAATCTGATCCAAGTCGGTAGGATAATCGGCGTAACGCACGATGAGTCGGGCGATATCGAACCTTTTGACATCGTATCGTACACCAGACCGATAGACGGAGTGGTTACGTTCCATTGTACTCATATATCGTATCGGCTCTCATATATGACCGTAACGGCTTCAAGCATCAATTCATTGGCTGATGCTTTTACGGCGTTTGAGAGCGCTGAACCGAGTATGCCGTTTTCATTCGATACGGACAAGACTTCAAGCGGATACGTGGCGGCGTTCGATGGACTACCAAAGACAGTGCGCTCCGTGATGGGTGGTATTGAAGGCTCGATACTGGACGCATACGGCGGTGAATACTCATTCAATAACTGGACGGTTTATCTGCATTCAGCTCGTGGTCAGTTCCGAAATTTCTCGATCCGATACGGCGTGAATATGTTGGATTACAACGAAGAATACGACAGTCAAGGGACGTTTTCTTCTTGTATGCCGTACTGGACAGACGGAACGAATACCGTACTCGGTGACAGAGTGGACTCGACAGGAACAACGGTCACGGGACGGGGCGAATGTGTACCGCTCGACTTATCGGACAAGTTCGAGACCAAACCGACAAAGGCACAAGTCGAAGCCGAAGCACTGGCCTATATGTCCAACAACAATACATTTTATCCGGCACAGAGTATAACGGTGGACTTCGTCAGATTGCAGGACATGGGCTATGAGAATTTAGGCTCATTGATGCAGTGTAATCTCTGCGACACGATAAAGGTGGTATTCCCGGACTACAACGCAAGCGGAACATATAAGATCGTGAAAACGGTCTGGAACGTACTCGAGAACCGCTACGAAGAAATGGAGCTGGGACAGTTATCGACTACACTTGCGGAGGCATTAGGCGTTGACGGAAGTCTCGGAGGCGGTGGCTCAAGCAAGTCTGAATTAACAGTTGAAAGCCATTCCGTTTCCGTGTCGCTTCCTGCGTCT